AGCTGTTGTATATCCTGTCTCTCCACCACCAGGTAATGATGTAGAACTAAATGTAAAGTACTCTCCAACTTCTAATCCGTGTGATGTTTTATTAACAGTTAAAGTTGCTGAACCTGTTGTAGATGAAAATGTGCAAGATGTAATAGCTGTATCTAATGGAGTGATGTCATAGAACGCATCCCCATAGAATAAAAATAATCCTTTGTGTGTTCCAATAGCTGCATACTTTTCACCACTAATGGCTGTCCATGTATGCTGGGCTCTGGCAACACCAGGTAATGTTTTATTAGCAATAGTTAGTTGTCTCCAACCACCTATTTTTTCAGGAAGACCATATCTAAAACGGACAAAATCTCCATCTATCCATTGTGCTTCTGCTCCTGATGCTGTAGCTTGTTTATTAAAACCTGGTTTAAAATTTAATTTTTGTAACATAATAAACCACTATATCTAATTTTTTGCTAAAAATATAGTCCATTCTAGCTTAGATATCAAATCATTTACGTAGACTTTAGTTAGTTTATTTTTCTTTATGTATTGATGAAGTTCTTCTAAATCTAATATAACCCATTTATCATCCATTTCTAAAACCATTTTATCTGCTTTAGAATCTAATCTACCTTTTTGAGCAGGTGTACCATCGGATAATTCAAACATATCTCTAACATCAAATTTATAAAAAGCGTTTTGGCCTTTTATAATGCCTGCAATGTTCCAAGATGTTTTTTCTTTTGGGTATTCTATGGTGGTTAGATATTTAGAAAAATTGTTAATAATAGTCATCTATTCTACCTATTGAATATCACTATTTTTTAATATATACAATAACTAGAATTTTATGTTTAAAACAGAAAGCTTCATACGTAAAAAAGCAAAAATAGATTGTTTTGTTGTTGAGTTACAATTTAAAGTTAACTCAGAATATTTTATTGAAAAAATCGAACAAGGCATACACGAAGAAAATAATTTAAATTATAAAACTAATGTAGAAGGAAAAATGACTAGTTGGAATTATTTTGTTGAAGATTTTGAACTCCTTCTTATGTTAAAAACAGGAATAACTCACATAGAAAAAGATATTCCTTTTTTTCCAAAATCTAAATTATGGAATGCTTGGGGAAATAGAATTGATTTAAATGACTGCGTTAAACCACATAGCCATTCAATGGCTAGTTTATCTGGAGTTTTTTATTTAAATGACAGTAATCAAAACTTATATTTTGATGAAATGGATATAGTTATTAAACCTAAAAAAGGAAAATTAATATTTTTTTCTCCAATCTTAAAACACTACACTAAAATATCTACTTCCATAGAACCTAGATATTCAATAGCATTTAATTATCAAGATTTAAATAAAATTTAAATTAAAAGAAATAGATATTCTATCTTTATTAGATAAATTCATATCTACATAATGTTTCATCCAACTTGGAAATAAAACTAAATTATTATTCAATGGTTTAAGTCTCCATATACAAGAGTTATATATGTTATGTTCTTTTACACTGTCTTCTAAAAATAACTGTAAATCGTTAGGGTTTTCAAAAACTAAGTCTCCACTATTTTCAAAAACTTCAACATAAAAAACACCAGAACAAATACTTTTTGGATGTATATGTGGCATATTCATATCTTTATGTTTATTAACATTTAACCAAATATTTTGAATATAAACATCTTTAATAAGGTTAAGATTTTTAACAAATATGTTTGCTTCTTTTTCAATTTGATTGGTTAATGAAGATAACACATTTTTATCAAAATGATATTGATGTCCTCCTTTATTACTTTTAATAATGCTTTGATTGTTTTTTTGTAAACTTAAACAAGTTTTTTTAATTTTTTTTAAATCTTGATTTAATTTTTTTACACCAAAAAAAGAACCAAAAATATTTAAACTATCCATTGTTTAAAAAACTCATCCAACCCGTTACTATGTATTTATCATATTTAGTAACTGGTAATCCTCTGTGAGTATGTGTAAAATCTGCTGGCCAAATTAAAGTCAATCCTTTTTTGGGTTTAATTTTTAATTTTTGATATAAAAATTCTGTTTCTCCGCCGTGAGAAACATCATTTAAATAAGTCATATAAACTAGAAGTCGTTTAGCAAGATGAGAAGAAGCATCTCTTTCACAATGAAATTTAATATAATTGTCACCTGGTGCTTCGTATTTTTGAAGTTTTACTGGTTCATAGACACCCCAGTATCCCAAGTCATTTAAAGATGGAAAATCTTTTAAATATTCATCTTTACATTTACTTAACTGTATTAAGTAATCCCTTAATCCTTCTGAATCGTGTTCAAAAAACATTTCTTTATTTTTTTTATATTGTGGCAAAGTGGCAGGTTCTCCATCGTATCCTGCTAGAACTCCTGGTACAGCTAAATTTTCATTATTTTTAAAATAATTTAAAAGAAAGTCACATACGTCATCATTAATATAATAACCTTTTATAAATTGATCTTTTTTACTTATTAATGTTTTTTTCATAATTATACGTAATTTATATTTATATTAATTCTAACATTTTGATCAGTGCATGTTGTGCTACAATGTTTTTCACTTGAATTAAAAAACAACGCTCTGTTAGCAACACTTTCTATTTTAGTGCCATCTTTTAATATAGTGAAACCATTATTGGTATTAATATAAAACAAAAATCCTTTATGTGGAATAGGAAAATCTACGTGCCAATCGTGTTGTTTTATTTTTGAAGTAGAAGGATATAGATTTGCTTTAGCTTTTAATAAAGCAAAAAACTTAAATTTTTTTAAAAGCGGATCTATAATTTCTTTAAACATACTACTTTTTAATTCATTATTTTCATAAAAAAAATGACAAAAATAATAGCCATCTGATTTAGTTTTATTTATATCTGCAACAGCTCTATTGTAATAAAAAGGTAAATTATAAGTACAAATCTCTTGTATTTTTTTAAATTCTTCTTTTAATAAAAAATTATCTATAATTTTATAATCTTTATTTTTTTCCATAATCAGTTTTAATAGCTAGTGTTATTCTTGGTGTGTTTTTTTCTACAGGAGCGTTCCCCCTATGAAATAAATAAGCTGGAAAAGAAATTAATCTATTTTGCACAAAATCTATTTTTGTAGAATTTTCTTTTTTATTTTTAATTTCAAACGTACCAGATCCTTTTTTTAATGTATTTGATACCATAACTAATAAAGTAGTTTCACCATCATCTGCGTGGAATTCTCCATTCATATCAGAAAATTGAATGTTAAAATATGCTCTTTCATATATAAAGTTAAATTTAAATTGATTATTAATATTTTGTAATACGTGTCTGATTATAATATCTTTTTCTAAATCTATAGGTGAAAAATAAAAACCATTTTGGTTACTTTCATTTATGGATTTATGACCATATTTATGAGGTAAAGATAAAGCATATTTATATAATAACTCTATTAAATCTTTTGAAAGAAAATTGTCAACTATTTCAATTTTATTTTCCATAACCAGAAAAAAATAAAGAAGTTCCTAAATGTGGTCTTTTATCATATTTTAATTCTTCTTTATCCGCATAATGTAAGAAAACTTGAATACAAGTATTACCTAAAAAAGTGTTTCTATAGTGAGGTATTTCATTTCCTTTATATAATAATAGATCTCCATAATTTAAATCTATTTTAATCTTTTTATTATTTTTTAATAAAAATATAGGCCATTTATCACCACCTAAAAATAAAGTTGCAGAAACACTGCACTCATCTCTATCTATATGTTCTTTTAAAAAAGAACTTTTTTCATATATTCTACAATAAGAATATGTTGGATATAATTTAGTTTTAGAAATTTTTTCTATTCTAGATTTTGCTAATTGTAATAATGTTTCTGTAGCTAAATCACCATATAGGCTATATGAACCCATAGCTTGTGGGTCTTCCCATCCACCATAATCTGTATCATAAGGAGATATGTATTTAACTTCTTTATAAAATTTAGTTTGATTTCTTTTTAATAATAAATAACCAGAAACAAATTGACATATTTCTTTAGAAAAAAAATTTTTAATAACTTTATATTTAACTTTCATATTAATCAGTTCCTTTAGCAAAAGGATATGTATCTTTTTTTGTTTTAAAAATAGATGTTACTGTAATTTCCTTGTTTTTATTTAAACCTGGAAAATCTTTATTAAAATAAATTGAAGTAAGTAAATTATTTGCTTTCATATGCATATTACTATTGTCTAATATAATTATAATATCTTTATTAATCTGTTTTAATAAAAAACAAACAAAATCATATCTAGTTATACCGTTATTTGGATTATTGTCAATGATCACATAATCAGAATCTTCAATATGTTTTTTTAAAAATTTATTATTTTGATAATATTTATCTAATTGAAACATTCCTTTTATAAAATATTCTTTACTATCTTCATATGCATATACAGTTTTAAATATTTTTCTCCAAAATAAAAAAGAATCCCCAGAACCTATTTCTAATAATGTTTTATTTTTTAAATCTTTTTTTAAAAAATAATCTAAAAAAGATGTTGTTAAATTTGGCTTCATTACCTAAAACGTTTTCCTAGATACCAAGATACTAAAGAATACCTAACTCCTTTTAATACAGGTAAAACTCTGTGATATTGATGAGATGGAAATACTACAACTGTTCCATTATTTTTTAACTGCTCAACTTGATGTATTTTATCGTTTTCTTTTATTTGAAAAAAACCTTGTTTGTATTCATTCCCATCATTAAGTGCTACTGTTAAAGATAATTTTCGAGTAAGATTATTTTTATTTTCTTCTGTAATAGGAAAAGGATCACAATGCCAAGTATAGTGTTCCGTAGTAGAGTATTCTGTAAATTGAATTGTTTCTGGTCTTTCTATGTCAAAATTAAAAGAAACTTCATTAGCATTTTCAATAAGTTTATTTAACTCTTTTGTAATCCACAATTCATTAGTAAAAAAAGTAGTTTTTGATTTTCTTACATTAAAATTAATTTTATCTTTTGATAATCTGGCTGTTTCTAATATTTTAGATTTTCCATATTTAATTACTTCATCACAAAATTTTTTAGAAAAATAATTGTTATAAACATAATATAAATCTTTTGTTATCATTATACTGAATAAATTGAAGTTAAAAATGAATTTAAATTTTTATTCTCATTTTTTTCAATTATCCAATCACACACATTAGGAAAAATAATAAATTCATTTGTTTTAATTTTTCTAAAATATCTTTTTGAAAAATAGGGAATATTAATATTTATTTTAACTGGTTGTTCCACATCTAATCCATAAAGTAATGTATAACCTGAATCTAGATTAGCTTTTCTTTCTTTATTAATATAACTTTCAAATGGATATTGAATAATTCCATATATATCTTTTGTAACTAAATTTATTTTATGTTTTAAATATGTAAATTCTATTATATAATTTTGAAACCATTGTAAATTTGCAGATCCATTTATCTTAAATGATCGATTGTTTAATACTTCATTTTTTTCAATAAAAGCATTGTACAATAAACTTCCTAAAATATTTTCTGTTCCCAATGTATATTCATTAGGTAGTTTTATTTCCCCGTAAATTATATTTAAATCTAATATGCTTTCTTTTATCATATATCTTTTTTAGATATATTTATATTATTTTTTATTAATTTTCAAGATAGATTTATTGAGGAGTAAGAATATCCCAGACTTGAGTATCTTCATTCCAAACAGCTAAATTTGGTGATCCTGTCATATCTGGTTTTGCGACAGGTGATTCATAAAAACCTGTAGTATTGTTTAATACCCAACTTGGGTAAGGTTTTGTACCTTGCACAAAAATATTTAATTCAGAATTCCAAATATCTCCTACAGAAGGACAATGACCTCTAGATGAATTATCTTTATAACATCTTTTCCAATTAGGCCAATTTTGATCAATACTTAATTGAGAAATAGCTGCTGATTCATCTTCAACATCATAACGAATTACAGTTAATACTTCGTTTTGTTCCGTTAATTTTGCATAATAACACTTCATAATTAACCTACAAAAGTCCCTGATGAAGTAAATGAATGTATAGTATCATCACCGCTTGTTGTTACTGTTCCTGATTCAGTATTTGATGCTGAAGATAGTCTTCTAATAATTACTATACCATCTCCTCCAGCAAATCCTGTAACATTTTGGCCTCCGCCGCCTCCGCCGCCGCCAAGTCCATCTGTTCCTGGAGTTCCATTAGTATTACCAGTATTATATCCACCGTGACCTCCGCCACCAGCTCCGCCAGTTCCTCCTGGAGCAGTTGCTTGTGAACCGCCTCCTCCGCCTCCAGCGTAAGTTACTGATGATCCTGAAATTGTTGAAGCCGTTCCATTTCCTCCTGGGCCTCCGCCTGAACCTTGGTTACCTGCTTGAGAAGCTCCGCCGCCTCCGCCGCCATTGTTAGTTATTCCAGGGCCTCCTGGGTTTCCTTCAGGAGGTGAGTATCCTCCTTCGTTTCCAGAACCAGCATATCCAGCAGGATTACCAAAATAATTTTGGTTTCCTCCAGCACCAGAACCACCTTGTTGGGTGGTTTGTGGAGATGCTTCATCTCCGCCTCCACCACCAGTTGTGTTAATTGAATTAAAAGAAGAAGTATTTCCTTTTTGTGATGCATTTCCGCCATTTCCAACAGTTACAGGATAAGAAGTTCCATAGTCAACTTCCATAGTTTTAGAAGCAATTGTTCTAAATCCTCCCGCTCCTCCGCCACCACCAGAGTTAGAATGTCCTCCTCCTCCGCCAGCAACAACTAAATATTGAATGAAGTAAGGGGCAAAGCCGCCTTTACGTTGACCATATCCTCCTGCGGATCCTGCTCCGAATGAACCTATAATTGGCATCTTTCTATAATCCTCCTATTATGCAAACTGTGTTTGCGCTGCTAACACTGTGAAAGTAGACGCTGCAGTTTTAATTGCAGTGTATGTATAAACATCATTTGATGAAACGTTTCCACCAGTTGGTGCGCTTCCGCCTTGCCAAACTGGAGTTACTCCAGTTCCATCTACTTGAACTGTAGTATTGTAATAAGCTGTTGCATTTTGTTTTGTAACATAGGCAACTGTGATTGATTCACCCACATCCATAGAAGAGTCTAAAGAATTTGAACCATCACCTCTTAAATTAACTGTAAAGTTTGCAGTAGCTGCTGCAGTATCTAATTGAACAGCTTGAGTATTTGTATCAACGTTAACGTTCGATGTGAATGTTCCGTTAACTAAAACTTTTTCTGCTAAACCTTGAATTTTACCATTACCATTTAATGTAACTCTTCCAATTCCTTTTGGAGTTAAATTGAAATCAATATTAGTATCATCACCTGTAGCTGCAATGCTTGGTGCTGAACCAGTAGCTTGGTTAGTAATAGATATTTCGTTTACAGCTGAAGCTGTTTTAACAAATTTAATGTATTCGTTATTTGAATCATCTTCAATTGCTCCACCTGTGTCTACTACAATGTCATTACCATTTGTATCTAAAATACCAGATAATGTTGGTGTGTAGTCTGATGATAGTTTTGTTAAATTTGTATCAACAACATCTGTACCGTTTGAATAAACAATTTTAGTTCCTTTGTCAGTTGTTCCCCAAGTAACACCTGAACCAGATGAAGTTTTAACAGTTACTGTGTAAGCACCTGTTGTTCCGTTTTCAATGATGTAAGTTTTTTCAACTGAATCAGGAATTACGACATCAATGTTTCCAGTTATAGTTCCTGTTAATTTAATAACTTGATCTTTACCATTTGATAAAGCACCATTTGAAAAAGTTAATGTAGCACCAGTAGTTGCATTAACTGTAATTGCTGAATAACCACCGATTGCTT